ATGATACGGAAATTTATTTCTTATGCGACTGGTTGGCGCATAGGCACAGCAGAAGAATATAGAACATGTTATAGCCTTTATGGCGGTAGTTTTGTAACTCATCCTGACGTTTTATCATTTATGCAACGTCAACTTAACTTACGCCATAAATACTACATCAAACGAGATTCCAATGGCTCACTGCTCGGCGGTATGTGTACCAATGGAAGAAAAGAGATCGCTATCGTCGGACGTAAGTCGAAAAAAATCGGGATTGACATGTTCCCTTTTAACAAAGACGAAATGATTTTGCCAATTAGCAGCAGTGTTAAAACAGTGATCCCTTATCGCTCTAAAATCCTGTCATCCTTAAACGGCCGTTCAACATTGAACTCTACGTTTTCGCTTAATAGTCAGCGTGAAATTTGCCTGGCTAAAACCTGCGGCAAGGGTGGATATTCATCATCAACAAAAAACAGTCGAAACCGCGAGCTAAAAAAATTCCTGAATTCAGGTGGTGAAGTAGTAGACCAGTCGTTATTAACCCCCGTTCAAATTGTAAACATTTACTTTGAACTGTATGCCAAGCGTTGGGGGCATGAACCCGGAAACAAACGTCAAATGATGGAAATGATAACGTCACTGCGTGAAATGATATTCGGCTTCGTGCTGTTCTATAACAGCAAGCCGTGTGCTTTTCAATTAATTACTCGCGCAGACAGTCCAGAATGGATCTGCTTTGATTATGTGAATGGTGGATATGACCGCGAACATAATGGTTTTTGCCCTGGGACGATTGTCACCTGGTTAAACGTTCGGGCCGCATACGAGTTATGTGAACGGGAAGGAAAGGAGATGCGCTATTCCTTCGGCAAGCCGACGGAGGCGTATAAAGATAGGTGGTGTGAACGCGCGCCGCTGGGGCGCACGCTGTCGATTTAAACTAATGAGCCGGGTAATCCCCGGCTTTTATCATTGTTCCTCTGGTACTGCTGGCCACACGATTTTTTCAGGGTCTGCGTCATCGCTGATCTTCTCGATTTCATTAACGTAGTCCATCCATACACGCAATTTGGCCTTCTCTTCATCGGTAGCCATACCCAATAGCAACTTACTATTGAGGGTTTGCGTAACCTGGTTAACACGCGCAATACGACGCTCTTTCTCCCCCTGTACCATCTTGCGCTTTTCAGCAGGGCTGTAGATGCGCTTAATCACCCTTCCGCCACGATATACCCATGTCATATCGTTGCACGCTTCAGGAGGAGTTTCGCTAATCGCCACTTCTGCTACTGAGAAACCAGGAGGGAAAATTGCTGTGACGTCTTTAGATATGCAGACGATAATGCCATTCTCGTCATACATGACCTTCAGCGTGTCAGAACTAAAATCAGCCTGACAATCGTACCAGTCTCGCCCATTTTCATCTCTGGCGTAAAGAATATCAGGCCTATATTCTGGCTCGTCCTCTTCGGTGGATTTAAACTCAGGTTTGTAAATAGTGAAATTTTCAAATTTAACCATGATTAAGAAGTTCCTATATTTCGCCAAGAACCATTAATTAAAACTTGCACATAAGAATATGACGCCCAAATTGAAGGGTCATAGTTGGCCCCAGACATACCAGTAAACACGCAACCGTCAGGAGCTCTAACTTGCCCCCCAGTATCAGGCTGGTTAATTCGTCCAGTGAGCCTGACGTTTTGGACAAGATTTTGATAAGCCCAGTTTTGAGCGTTATTTTGCGCATTTGATATATTTTGATTCAGCCAGTTACTAAGATACCCACCCCAGATATTACCGGTAATATTACCGTCGACATGAAAAATAGCATTATTTGCATAAACTCCGCCTGGACAATAAAAGTTCCCGCCATTTGCGTCAAATCGCCAATTTACATCTGTATTATCGCCCTTTGCATGGATGCAGGCTTGTGCAAAGCTTGGCGTACCACTGAGCAAATATCCAAAACTCACTGCAGTTGGATAGCCTTGCCCTTGTCGAGTTGACACCCCTTTAACTATTGGCACATAAATACCGCCAGATGTTACAGTCCATTGCCAGTTAGACTGAAAGAATGGTGCCTGATTGTTCAATTGTTCGGAAAAAGGCCCAGCTCCCCACGGTATTGCCTCTGGCGTTGTAGCAACAGAGGGGGCGATTAATTGCTCCGTCATGGTGTCGCCAGCCTTGGAAACAGCATTAACATCAGCAGCCGTTGGCTTATTGGTCGTGCCATAAAGCGTATTCACTTTCGGCGCAGTGGTATTGGCATCAGTAAAGCCCATTGCCACTACATTGCCGGTGAATGGATTGATGGATAATACACCATTCGCATCACCGGCACGGCAATATACACCAGGTGACCAGGATGACAGACCGGTACCATCTTTGTTGTTGCGGAAAAAACAGCTACCCTTTGCTCGTAATGCAACCATCAAATCGGCATTATTCGCATAGTTAAACTCGAAACCTCGACCACCAAGGCCAAATGCCCCAACCGGCATAACATTGCCGCTGTCTGTACCGACATTCTTAGTTGCTGCGGTTCCCAACTCGAGATTTTTGCGCCCTTCGGCCTTGTTTTGCAAATCCGCCAGGTTCTGCGACTTTTGAAGAAACAGCCCATTTGGATCCGCCAACAGATTTTTCCAGCCCGCTGCACTGGCACCGTCCGGATCCGTCGTGTTAGCTTCAACAGTATTCCACCAGATTTTCGAGCCGTCAGCGCTTAATACCGTAGCGCCTTTTGCATATCCGCCGATAGCCTGAGCAAAAGCGGAATCAAAGGTATACTGGCCGCCAGCTTGAGAAAAACGAATTGCCGCAGTGATGTCGTTCAGCAGTCCGTTAAAATCCTTCCCGTGCGGCGGGATACCGCCGGCCGCGATCGCTGTCATTGTGAGTGGCGGAAAGCCAGAGTCATAGGCAGCTTTACCCTTTTCCTTAGTTTCCTGGGTGGCGTTATTGGGGATCGTGTTTTTGTCAGCAGTACCGCTGGCGAACGGCACTGCAATCTGACGCGGTTTATCTGTCAGTTTCATGTTATGCCTTCTGAATTATCGAAACGTTAATACCTGGTGGCGCCGGTAGCGCGCCGGAAGATTGGACGATGGCCAGTTCTGCGGTCGACAGTTCAAACTCGAACACATAGCTCATCTTCATTCCGCCATCATTCTTGATATAGGCGCGCCCCCGATCGCCGAACATGTAACACAACATCCGATTGATATTCGGTATTGAGCAATCGGTGATATTGCTCATGGCTTTCATCATGATCAGACGGCGATAGATCGGGTTCGCAAGTTCAATGGTCTGCGTTGTGCTCTCACCGCTATAGAACGGCGCCTGGTCAAATGGGCGGGGATCTGTCCGCGTTGGCGTATCCAGCCGCGCCTCACTGAACCCTAAATAATTAAAGTCGTCGTCGACCGTTAGCCGCCGGCTTACGTCCACAATTTTTCCCCACACATCGAGGCCATAGGTCTCTGCGGTTTCGATGTTCCAGATCAGATCGTAAAAATCATCGACGAACTTTTCGGGGGAAACGGCTTCGTTGAAGCTGCCGATCAGGGCGTTAAGGCGGGGGCTGGCGGCGTACTGTGCGAGCACAGTGGCGGCCACATTCTGCAATTTAGACCTCCTTCAGCTCTACGCTGATATTGTTCGGATCCAGCGTCGGAATTTCGTCGATACCAAACTGGAGGGATGAGGAAAAGGCGTTACCATCCCTGCTCAGCGCCAGGCTGAGAATATCGATGTTTGAAGGGTCAATGCTGTAAATGCCCGCATAGAATCGCCCGGCGGCCAGCGCAGCCGCTGCACGCGCGCGATTGCCCCCATCAGCGCCATTGAATGCCGCGACCACTTTACTCTTTACCTGATCGGTAATGTCCGATGGCAAATATTCGCTTTTTCTCAGGATAACCCTCACTGACACGCTCACCGGCTTTAACCCCTGCCAGGTGATCACATACTCCGGATATGGCGGCTCATAGCCGTCGGTATCTGCAATCGTGTATGAAGAATCACCGTTCATGTCGACACCGGGCGGCGCCTTGCGCCAGATAGCATCCGCGATATCCTCAGCCTTTCCACCATATACGCCAACGTAGAACGAATTTTTCTTCAATGTATATTTGGATGGGCCGACTTGTCTGTCTACCGGGGTCGGGTTATGCGTAACGTATACGTCCACTACATTGGGAACTTTTGCGAGGATCTCGCCGCGGATCGCGTTCAATGTATTCCGGGCATTGTTGGCAACGGAATTGCGTCGGCGGTGCTCAAAGTTGGCTCTGCTCTCCTCATTGTTGCCCGGCACCCCGGCGGCGCGGTTGGTCACACCTGACCAGCCAGGGATCGCTTTGTAGACCTTGCTGAGCGCACCAATGGGGCAACCGATCGGGCCTGTCGTGAGGTTCTGGAAAACCACATCCACGCTACCGGCGGCGCCGATCGTTGCATCGGAAAGGCTGGCGTAGAGATACCCTGCTTCATCCTGTGCCAGGCTTCCAGCAGGGATCAGCGTATCCACCAGCCCTGAGCACGTCCCGGTTACTGTCGTGCCGGTGGCACCGATGCGGTCGAGGAAATAAACCCGGCCAATCGCATCCTGAAACCTGCCGCTGCTGTAGTCCGCGTTCACCTGGTTCGCGATCGCCAGCAACTGATCGTTCTTATCGGCGATGATGGCCGAATCGCTCATCGCCAGCTGCCCCTGTGGGCTTGTCAGACTGGTCCCCATCGAGCTCCCCAGCGCGGTGGAGAAATCGGTTAACCGGCCGTTTAGTATGTCCACCTCATCCGGCACCAGCAGCCCCGTTTTTGAAAACGTAACCGCCGGTACCGCAGTTGTGTAATTGGTGTTTTCATCCGTCATAACAGCACCGTGTAATCGTTGAAATTGGTATCGGTGATCGTCATTACGCCACCAATGCGGCGATCGCCATCAGAGACTGCCGTACACAGCGCGCTGGAGACCGTCGGCAGTTTCATCGCCTCCTGCTGCATTTTGGTGTTAATCAGCTGCGTGCCGGGCCAATGGCCGAGGATCCGCGGGTAATAAGGAATTCCGAGCGTGTTGTCATACCAACACTCGCCAAGGAAAGTGCTGCAGGCGCACGCCACATCCTGCGCCACCGCATAAGGATTGTCCGTGACCGCCAGGTTGCCTTTGTCGTCCAGCATCAGATCCCAGGTATTCGTATCGAGAAGAAGTGAGCGAGTTTGCATCATGCCCCCTATTGCGGTTTATTCGTCTGCGCGCTGCCTGATTGCACGCCACCATGCACGTGGTCACCAAACTCGATGCCACTAATCGTGGCGCCGGCGGACAGTTCCGCTTTGCCTTTGGCTGTAAACTTCTGACTCACCTCGGTCGCGCCGTTCAGTGCGATTTCCGGCGAGTTAACGGCAAAGCGCTTCGATGCATTGGTTTCAACATCCGGCGCATTCAGCGTAATTTTCCAGGGTGAAGTTACATTGATCTGCTGATCGGCAAACTCGACAAATTGCACCGGGTCGCCATTCAGCACACCACCCAGATAGATCGCATCTGACAGGCTGTGCGTGCGCCTTGAACCGGGCATCGCGGGCTGGCGCGTGGCTTTAACCCCGCTGATATCCCGATCGCAAATCGCTATGAACCCAATATCACCGGCTTTCGGTGGCATAATCACCGCACTTTGGCCACCCTGTAGACGCCATACCGGCACGTTGTAAATCACCTCATGCGGGATAGGTGAGCCGTCGCCAGCGACGGCCATCACCATAGGGCGAATGTCCACGTGCTCCCCATTGGCATTGATCACCCTACACAACGTGATAAACGCATGACGCCCCAGAAACTGGCGCATAACGAAGTCCTGCGCGTTGATATCACCATTCAGATCGGAGCCGTTTACATGAAAATTCTCCATATCAGCCCCCGGGTTGCCGCAACAATTCGCAGGATGTTGAACATTGACCGCCCTCAATCCATGAGGTTAACGTGTGCATTGCACCGAGCACCGCATAGCGGCCGCTGGCGTTCGGGAGTGAGGTCACCAACGACAATTTGCGACCAATAAAAATATCAGGACAGAACAGACATGAAATGCTCAGCCCAACATTGGTAAAAATGGGATATCCGATTAATCCGTGGTCGGGAGAAACGAACAATGCCGGCTCTTTTCGGGATACTCCCTTTGGCCAGATCGTCACCTTCTCCACGTTGATATCGATCTCGGCATCAACAGCCCGTGCCGCCTCGATCATCTGCTGCGTGATATCTCCCTGGAAATACGGATCGGGCAGCGTGCGTTTAACGCCCTGATTCTCATATTTCAGCCCCACCGATGATGCCATTGGCATCAAAATGTCATCGATCGAGACGGGGCCTTTCGCGCTGAATGGCGACACCTTTTTCGCCCGAAGATAAAACATCATGTTCGCCGTAATAATCAGCGGCACATCCGGCGCCTGGTTGTAATCCGCATATGCATCGCTGATAAACCCTTCGAAAATCAGACGGTCAGCAGCCCATACGCGGATCCGATTAGGCTTGGCCCCATCAATCCAAATCCCTTTGTAGCTCAGCGCCGCCATCTGCTGGGCCACGAGCCCCCACAGATAAAGGGTAATTTGCGTGCCGGCAATCCCGCCATACGCCGCCAGGCTTATATAGCAGCGCGCATTTTTGACGGTAAGCACGTTACCCCGATCGTCAAACGTTCGCCCCTCTGCCAGGGTAAACTCCACCCTGATATCCCGTTGTTGATAGCTCACGGCATTTCCTCCGGCGCAAGGTAGTAAAGTTTGAAACGCTCACCCAGGCCGGACCATTCAGGATCCGCCTTTCCCGCCAGGTCAGCGAAAAATAATTCGCCGGCGAATGGCAGATAGCCGTAACGCACGATCTTGTTGCCGTTCAGGCACAACACCCCCTGCAGGCAGGGAGTGCCGTTAACGGTCAGATCGATATATAGCCCCGTGGTACGCTGTGCCAGACGAATTTCACAGGCCTGATTATTCAGGGAAACGGTGAATCGTTGAGACTTGAGGGGCTTGAGTACAATTTCCAGCATCAGGTTAAACTCCCCGCCAATTGCTTAACCGCCGCATCCAACTTTTGCGTCGCGCTGACGGTGACCTCTCCGAGAGGTTTGGTCACATCCTCGACCGCTGACGAAACCTTATCGGCAATGTTCCCAACCAATTCCGACGCCGAGCGCTGCACGCCGGAGATCGCTTTCTTCACATCAGAAAGGGTGGAACCACTCGTTGAAGAGGTAACGAGCTCCGTTTTGGCGCTCGTTCCCTGGGTGATTTGATTATTGGTAGTGTCGGCCTGCGATGTCTCGCTGCTGACGGTCACCTCGGCCACGTCCTGCACGTCCTGAAAAACCGCCGTTACCGTAAGCAACGTCGGGCCGCCGTCGCTTCGGATCCGATAATCGTATTTGGTCAGGTCATAAGACGAATAGGTTTTGTCGGGGGTTTCGATGTCATAAACCTCCGCCGTTGTTCGCATCGTCTCCAGGGTGGCCAGCACGTCCGAGCGGGATGTCAGCGTGAGATTTGTCAGGTTCGGAAGCCCGCCTGAAAACCCTGTCCAGCCCTCCACGGTAAATGTAATGTGTAATTCTGCCGGCCGCTGCACCTTGTTGAAAGACGTGTAACCACCTCGCTCGATCGGTGCAGTAGTGATCGACGCTTCGCCCCCCACTTCGATAACGACAAATGACGTTGGCGAAAAGGGCTTCGTGCCAACACTGGCGCCGGAGGCATAATAAATTCCGTATCCCGGTGCCAGCACGCTGTTAACGACAGACAGCAGGCCACCGCCCCGCACAGCATTCAGTACAGTGGCCTGATTCAGGGAAAACCTCATGTCGATACTCCCGATGCATACGCGCCCACAAGGCTGGAGCGATTAATTTTTTGCCTTGCGTCGTCGATGATCCCTTTCGTGCTGTCCGCCGGCGAATTCACCTGCAGAGTGCCGATATGGGTTGTTTCGGTGATCGTGGATTGCGAACCGCCGACCGGCTGGCGCGCCTGCGCCGCCATGCCTGCGCCCGGCTGAGGCAAATTCGACAACACCTTCGGCACGTATTCCCGCGTTTCCTGCGGGGCCGCGCCGAGCCCTTTGCGCTCAACATTACCCTGGCCCCAGTTATACGCCGCGAGCGCCTTACCCAGATCACCATCGAACATTTTCAGCAGCTGCGACATGTAGCGCGCTGCGGCATGGGCTGATTTCTCCGGATCAAAAACGTCATCGCCGACCAGCCCGAAGTCCTTCGCCGTGCCTGGCATGAACTGAAACGGCCCTTTGGCGCCCGCTTTCGATACAGCCTGAGTATCGCCGCCTGACTCCGTGATCACCATGCTGCGCAGCAGCCCGGCAGGGAGCCCGAACGTTTCCTCCAGCTTGCTGAGTTTCGGCTGCAGCCACGCCAGCATTTCCTCACCGGCCTTTGTTGGCTGTGGGCGGCGTACAGATTGAGCAAACTGCGTCGGAGCCTGGTCTTGCCCATAACCATCACCACGCGGAAGATTGATCCCGAATGTATCCTTAACCCAATCGTGAGCGGATTTTCCCCACCCCTCTACCTTGTCACTGAATGGCAGATTGTTCAGGGCATCCGCAACAGGGTTATTTTTCAGCGCAGGATATTTTTCCTCGAGGGGTTTAATGACAAACTCCTCAAGCGCCACCAGAGCTGCAATAAGGCCGGCAGGCCCCATCAGCGCCCCGCTGAGCCCTTTAAACAGGGAAAGCAGCTTGCCACCCACCGATGCGCTAACCAGCAGCAGAATGGCGTTCTGCCAGCCTCCTACCGCATTGGCGGCTTCACCGGCGACACCAACAATGTTCGACAGAACATCGAACACGCCCTGCACCGCGGCTTTGATTTCATCCGGGTGCTGTGCCATCCAGTTCGCCAGATCATTCAGCCACGCGTTGAACTGTTTGATGTAAGGCAGCAGCGCGTTAAAGAGGATGTATCCCGTTTTCTCAAAGGCCTGGCTGATTTCTGCCCACTGCTGGCGAAACTTCCGCGCCGCTGCGATGGACTGATCGTCAACGCCTGAGCGCGCTGTAAATCGGTCAACATCGCGCAACGCATGGCCAGAGCCGAACCATTGCTGCGCGGCGTAGCCATACCCCAGCTCACTGCCATAGGCCTGCTGCTGATCCTTATTCAGGTTTGGAAACGCGGCTGCCAATTTGCGGACAATATCTTCAGTCCCATCCCGGCCCAGATCGATATTAGCGCCCGCCTGGTTAGCGGCCAGCAGCAGACTTTGAAGTTGAGGATCCAGCCCAAGGCCAGATTTTAAGCGTGCCTTTGCATCGTTGATGCGAGAGAACGCGCCCACGATCTCGTTGGCACTGACACCGAACGCCTCGCCCGCCTTGGTCCAGCCATCCAGCGATTTGGCCGACATGCCAAAGGCATCGGCCGCCGTCGCCAATTGGTTCAGGTTACTGGTGAACCCGGTAACAAAGCTTTTGAGGCCGCCCAGCGACAACGTGACGCCGGCCAGCGCCAGCACCTGGGCGCGAATACTGGAAAAGAACGACGCCGCTTTTTTGCCGCTGGCTTCCATGTCTTTGGCTGTTTTGTCGGCTTTTTTCCCGGTTTTATCCAGCGCCTCGCTGCTTTTCTTCTCGCCGGTGTCGAACGCCTGCGCAACGTTCTCCATGACCGCTGTCAGGCGGTCAAGCCCGGCCACTACCGCCTGCTCGCCAGCGCTGAAGTTTTTGTCGTCAATACCCAGGGCGAGGACGAGCTCGTCAAGTACCATTGCCACTATTTCCCCTCCTGCATTACGCGTGCGTTATGGGCGTCCACCTGGATGATTTCCAACAAATCCCACAGGTCCTGCACACCAAGCACCGCATCCAGCTCAGCCTTGGAGGCTTTGCCGGCGGAAATCACGGTAGCGATGGTGTGCGGGACGTTGGTGTAATCGACAAGCCCAAACGGCCTGTCAGGATTGGCAAAACGAGGCGGGATATCTAGCGGCCGGCGGTAGCGAAAAAATCCACGTGCAGTTTGAACACCTCCGCGCGCAGGTTAAGGCGTGTGGCCACTTCATCGATATCGGCTTCAATCAAGGGGCGGACCACGGTTTTATCCGCTGGATTCGGCACGGCCTGAACACAGGTCATCAACTCATCAAGCAGCGGCTTGGCCTCATCCGGGGGGATCTTCGAAATCGCCTTTAAGCCCTCAACAGCCATCGCCGCGATCCCCATGCTGCGTAAATTTTCGGGGACCTCGACGCCGCCGCGCCCCATCGCCATCAGCGCACGCAAAGCCCACCATTCAGCCTGTGACGCCGACATTTCCTTGATGTAGAAAACCTTGCCCTGATCGCGCCCGGCGGCGTCGATAGTGATAAACGTCTCTTTACGTGCCATCAGTTAAACGCCTCCGGAGTGATGGATTCCCATTCGATGATCGCCTGGCTGGCCTGCAGAATGCGGCCGGCATCCGGTAGCGCCTTCCACTGCTTCAGCACGCCGTTCACGCATTTATATTTGCGCTTGAGCGCCGGCAGGATAACCGTTGCATTGCAGCGGAACACCGCCACGCTGGCGCGCGATGTGGTCGCCCAGGTATCGAACACGTCCCGGCTTTCCGAATCCGGCATAATGTAGATTGTCTGGTTGATGTTGCCGTAAATGAAGCCTGCGGATAACTTGCCGTCGGCGCCGCGCACCGTTTCCGCCAGGCTCAACGCGTCGGTACCGTAGATGTTATCCGCAGCGAAGCCCTGCAGCTGCACGCCTGACGGGTACAGGTTCATTACCGACAGCGTAATGATGGCGTCGGCAGAAGTGATGGTGTTGGACATTATTGAACCTCCGTCGATGCAATATTCAATTTCTGGATGCTGCCGCCGTCGCTGTACCACAACGCGCAGTTCGGGCTGGTGCGAGCAGGACGAATGGCCGGCAGCATTTCACCGACATAGAGGTAGTACCCCGTCGCGAAAATTGTCGCCGACACGTCTTCCCCTACTGCGTTGCTGATCTCCAGTTTTTGCGCCGCGGACAGCGTCACCCCGGCACGAATACCGCCCCATGCTTTAAACTGCTCGATCACATCGGTCATCGAGGTTGCAACCAGCGCGCGCCCGGCGTTGTTGTAGGGGATCGTCTTGTTGGATTTGAACAGCGCCAGCACCGCGCCCTGCAGGTTGGCGTTCAGCCAAATTTGCCCGGCGAAGCTGTCCAGCCATTTGAAATCGCCGGTGATCGAGCCATCTGCCCAATAATCCTCGACGATGTTATTGGCGGCGTACTTGCCGTAGAAGTTATAGCCATTGGCGATCAGCACGTCGTACTCATCCCCGCTGGTCACATCGGCCGCCAGCCCGTTGTATTCGCGGAATTTGAACGGCACGCGCCCTTCTGTGCGGGTAAAGTCCAGCGCAGCGGCATATCCCAATACGGATGCAGGTTTTTTGACGTCAGTGCAGAACACCGGCACGACACTCCCGTAATTATTCACGGTGATGATCTTGTACGCGATGTGATCCTGATTGCCCGTAATTCGGGCTTTTTCGTTGGTGGTCCAGGCCACATAGAAAAAGCGCTCCTCCTGCGCGCTGGCCCATGCGGACAACGCCAGGTGTTCATCATCCTTGCACTCGAAAACGGTCGAGAATGAAGCCCACTGCTGCGACTTGGCGATGATTGCCGTGAACAGCGCGGGAACCACAGCCACCGGCGCCCCTTGGGAGATCTTGGCGCCGAGATCGCTGGTCATCTTCATGGGTGACGCCGCGGTGCCGGTCGCATACGCGATAGTCGTCGTTTCTGGCTTGGTGCCGGCAGCGGTGATGATGAAAGCATTGTGCGTGGTGTCATATACCACCGTCGCCACGGCGGCCGTTAATGAGGTTTGCAACGCGGCGGCCGCCTCCGCAAAACTGTTTACCGCGCTGAAATTGACTTCCGCACTGGCATTCTTCCCGCTGATGCTGATCGTGAGCGTACCGGAGATTTTTTTCAGCTCCTCGACCGTCACCCCTTTGAACGATCCGCTGCGCAACCATGCGGCCGCCGGCGCGCGGTTGAATCGGGCGAACAGCAACGCCCCCGGAGATTTTGTCGCGTTGTTGTAGCCCTGAAAATACATGGATGCCATAACGTATTCGTCAGAGTCACCACCGAAATAATCGGCCACGCTCGAGGGTGACGAAAACGAAGGGACGTCGCCGATCGGTACGTAAGGGCTGTCGGTTAAAAGCAGGCCGTTGAGGTCGACCGCATTACCCACGGCGGATAGCACGCCCGGTTTGATTTTTACGTCTTTACTGATTGGAATTGCCATCGATGGACTCCGTTGTGGTCGTTTTGATGGTCACGTTGTCGAAGAACGCCAGAGGCGCACTGACCACCGGTTTGATTTGCGCGATGAATTCCAGCGTCCAGCGCGGTTCGTATTGCCACTCGCCGTTAATCATCGTGGTCTGACGGGGATCGCTACAGTAGAGCGGCGTTAAGACGCCCCCGGAGCAGCGAAAAGCGGAGGTGCCAAACTCCGAGCGGATCAGCGTGGCGAACATCAGGGAATTTCGCTCCGCGCTGTCGCCAAAGAAATCAAGCTGACATTCCCAGCGCGTGGTGCGCGTAATGTGTTGCGTACCCAGTCCGGCCTCCAGTGGCGGCGAATACTTCACCACCGCCGTAGACAAACCGGCGGAATTCAGCGAAGTCATCGCGATAAATTCGCCCTGTGGCATCGGCACCCCGTTTTGCTGAGTGCGCTCGATCTGCGCATCAACAAAAAGCCCCTGGAGAAAATCGCCAAGGGCTTTATAGAGATCGCTTTCAGTGATCGAGAGCGTTACGTTTGCAGACATGCAACAACCCTCGTCCAGTCCGGCCAGTTCTCCGGCACCGCCACCACAAGCCACGTTTCGCCCGCGATGACGAATTTGTCACCGCCGACCTGCTTCGGTCGGCTCACACCGCACCAGTTCCCGTTCGTATAGATGGACGTGAACACCCCCTGAATATTCAGGTTGTCCAGGTGGCGGATATCGCCCTGGGTAACAGCCTGTTTTTGTACCATCATCGGAATGGGCGCGTCATAGGCCGGGGCCCGGGAATAATCCTCACGTTTTTCGGCACCGAGCGATCGATAAATCTGCGCCTCAACGAAGGGATTAACTGCGCCGATGGCGCGCGAAACAATACCGTGCAAATTCACTCATCACCTCCATCAACGGCATAGTCGACGCTGTTCTGCATGTGGCCAGTGTCGACCAGCGGCTTATCGAACCCTTTGCGCTTAATGGTCGATTCCGCCAACGGCGGAGAGTTGAGCTCACGGATAGAGTCCTGCAGCTGGCTTTTTATCCGCTCCCCCATCAATCCAAGCGCTAACCGCGCATCATAATTTGATGAACGGATAAGCTGCGAAAACTCACCGGGCCACTGCGCACTGTTGGCTGAAATCATGTTGCGGAAAAAAGGCCGCGGCAGCTGAAAATAGGACTCCCCGGCCTTGGTCATCACCATTTTTCCGAACTCGTTCGCGGCGGCCACCAGCGCAACCGGGGTCCCGTCTTCATAGGTCGCATCGGCCAAAAAACCCACCTTGAGGCTCTTGCCCGAAGACAGGCCGTCGGCAATTTGCGCCAGGCGCGCTTTAAACGCGGCACCGCCGCGAACACTGGCACCCATTTAGCGCCCCCGCCTGACCGGCCGATAGTAGTGATCTGGATAGCGCGATGGCGATGAGCCCGGGTGATAAACCATCGTCCTGTAGGGCGCGGTCGCTTGCCAATAATCCGCGCCATAGGGAGTCTGCAGATACCACCATGACTGATCGTTACTGCCGGCGCTGTCCACTGATACAGAAACCGATCCCTCTGAGGCACTGGTAATGCGGCCAACAAGGCCGCTTCCCTGACCGCCCGACTGTCCTGAACCAAATCCGCGCAACGCACAGAGATGAGCAACAAGCAGGAAAAATAACTGCTCGCGCTCTTTCAGATCCTGCACTTTGCTTTCATCGGTATTATCGAGGTAGAGGGTCGAGGCCTGATTGAACAGCGCCTCGAGCAGGTCATCACTTGGCGCCGATCCGCATCCCGTTGCAAACGCCGGGTAAAGCGCCCGAAATGCCTTGATGTTGAAAACCACGGCGCCCATGCATTACTCCTTTTTATTCATCGCTTCATCATCACGCTTGATCCCCGGTGCCGGGTTGTTTTGCGGCAATGGGTCAAGGCCTGACTTCAACTTTTCCTGATCTTTGGCCTGCGCACGGGCGCTGTTGCCATTGTCCTGCGCGAAGATCACACCGTTTTTTACATACGGCTGATCTTTGTGGATCTTCAGCCAGGCGTCCCACAGTTCCTTATCGACCGGAGTGAGGCCATAGCCGCCGATAATTCGCACATCTTCGCCGCGGTAACCCGCGACCGCCTGCCGATGGCCGTCGACTTCCAACACCAAACCGTTCGGCAATTTGCAGCCCACTGTTACTTGCTCTGCCATCTTTTAAACCCCCAACATTTGTGCGTAAGCCAGCGGTTGGCGAATGATCGCCCCCCAGGTACCGGCGGATTTTTTCTGGTGCCAGGCTGAAGACTCCGTCACCACGGCGTGCGCGCGCATTTTCTCGGTGAACGCACAGTAACCGGTGTCGTTCTCCCCGAGACGCTCGGCAATCAGCTGAACCACTTCACCCGCGTCGCTGGAATACTCCACCGCCGTTTCGATGGTCATATTTGGGAAGTTTTTCTGCAGAAGATCTGAAACGTTGACCTTGTATTGGTTGGTCTTCGTCAGGTTGGCTTCCGATGTCGGGGACATATTCAGCTTCATCGCGTCGGTACGTTCGACATGACCTTTGGTCTGACTGACGAGCTGCTTGTACAGCTTGACGACGTCGTTATAAATAGCGTCGCCATCCTTATCGTCCCACTTCAACTTGCCGCCGACGTCAATCGGGGTAATCGGCGCCGACAGCGACGGATCGTTCAGCATGCCGTAGTTCTGCAAGCCCTCGATGCCGTAGAAGTAGGATTTATTCTGGAACTTGTTAAGCACCAGGGCAGACGCGACATTCAACTCCGCCGCCCAGCCGATGCGCGCCGCGCCGTACATGTCCAGTTCGCGTTCACCCCAGCGGGTGTGCGTCTGGTAGTGGTAGCTCTGACGCGGCACCCAGTTTGCGTTCGCGGTTACCATGCCGTTGTTGTTGTAGTCGCCGTAAGAGCTGGTGTCACCGGCTGATTCCACGATCGGGAATTGAGTGGTCAGCGTCGTCCAGTCGCCCTTTTTGGTTTCGCCCAGGATTTGGGCTGCTTTCATCGGTGTCACCAGCACGCGAATTAATTCTGGATCAACGTAGTTGGTGAAATAGGCCGGCACGCCGGAGTTTGAGACCGTTACCAGATTAGGCTGCGCATCCATCGCCAGCGCGAAATCGCTCGCGTACTCCGGCGGCAGGTAAGCCTGCGCGCCCGGCAGGATGATGCCGTAATCGCGGCTGGCGGTAGCGTAATGCTGCTTAAATTTATTCATCACTTGCTCCAGGTGCTGATTTTGATACGTTCTTTGGCCGCCGCGGCGCTGGCCACCGAGAATGCCGTTTCCGCAAAGCCTTCAATGGTCGCGCCGGCGGCACCGGTAGCAATCTCGCCGGTGGTCAGTGACGCAAACACTTTTTGGCCGACAGTGGCCGCTGTCGTGGTAACCGCCCAGTAATCACCGCCGGTGTGCAGCGTGCACTCTCGCCCCGGCTGGATCACGTTAGACGCCGCGCCCAGCCATTCAACGATTGACGCCTGGCCATCGCGAGGAACAAACCCCGACGGCGCGCCAGTGCCTTTGTTCGATGCCACGCCCTTCACCACCCAGGCAAATCGCCCAATGGTTAACCCGTCGGCACCGGTGACCAATGCCCCCTCACCGGCCACATAGCTGGTGTACGGGTTGTTACTGGCAAAAGCTCCCTCAATACCCGGAGCCGGGTATTGGTTAATGCTCGTCTGAAATCCTGACATGTTAATAACCTCGTTTAAGTTTGCCGGCGGTAGGGAAGTCGGCAGCGAAAGACGATGCAGCCGCGGAGTCATGGGCCAGTTTCGGCGCTTTGACGGCCTGTTTTTGCTCTACGGCATACTTCACCATGCTGCGGTAAGCGCTTGGGTGTACGTCGGTGATATCGATCCCGGCCTGTTCGAGCGCGGTGCGGTAAACCTCCTCGGCGGAGTCCATCGCCACCACATCGCCGATCAGCGGGCGAACTTCCGTCTCTGCGGTGCGCAATGCGCGGAAATTCGCCGCAGCCTTTTGTGTTGCCTTTTGCGTCGCCTGGTCTTCCGCCAGCCTGATAGCCGCGTCCATCGCCGGTTTGCTGACCGTATCGGGATTCGGTTTTACCGGGTCTTTTGCTGGATCGTCCGGGGTGTCATCCGCAGCTGGCATCAGTACCGCTTTGATTTTTTCCAGCACTTCCTCCGGTACTTTGTCGGACAACAGCGCCAGGATGCTTTCCAATGGGTTTTCGGTATCAAACGCTGGCCCGTTCTCTTCCGGCTCGACCACCTCTTCAGCGGCCTCCATCAGTTCGGCAAGCTCGGCCGGCTCGATTTCCATATCCTGCGCCAGGCGGCCGGAAAACGCGGATTTGACCGCATTCGCGATCGCGCTGGGGCGTTTATGCTGGCCCACCAATTGCGTGAGGTCTTTCGGCGAGGCGTCTTGCGCCAGGCGAGGTTTGAGATAGGCGCCCAGCGCTGCGCGCATGGCGACACCCTTACGATTTAATTTCATGTTTTGTAACTCCTTCGGGAGGCAATCAAATACCAGCACATCGGATCCGGCCCGGCCGTCACCGACCAGCGCCACGTGGTTACCGACGATATCCCGCATCACGCCGTCAAATTTGACGCCATCCGGGGTAACGCCTGGGGTCATGTCAGCGACGTACGCATACGACGATGACAGTTCTCGTTGCTCGTCGGTCTCGATACCGGCGATGGCGGAGTTGTCCCAAATCGACAATCCGTTTGTTAGGTAGGTGCCATCAAAATCACTGTTGGCGTGCGTTGTCCCCACCCGAAGCTCACGCGCGGGCGCGCCTGGGTAATCAGGCTTGTGTCGGCAAAGGATGGGGATGTTATTGAAGGTTTTCGCTGCCTTGCGCAGCTCGTCGGGGTCGCGGTACAGCATGTACAGCCGGTCGGGCTCAAGTCCCAGCGCCTCGGAATTCGGGATTTCTCGCCCGTAATAGCCGCACACGTTGGCCTTGCTGATGTTGCTGCGTTCTACCTGCAGCCGTCCGACCTTATCAATTTGCCGCACCGAACCCCGGTCAAATGCCAGTCGTTCAGTCGTCATTCATTACTCCAGTCCCGGTAAAATCGCCTCCCATCCACACCTGCAACGTATCTTTTGCCCTGGCATGATCCATTCGCCATCGATAAACATGCCTTTGTCCAGATCGAACTCTTTGCCGTCGGCTTTCACATGGGAGATGCGCGGCTCTTTCCCTGCGTGGGAATGGCGCCAGCGCCCCCGGCGGATGCCAAGCGCACGCTGGCGCGCCGACTGCATGGCAGACGTTGCCTTGTTGTTCTGATCCAGCGCGATAAAAGCCGCCCGGCGCCGGGTGACGCCATAGCGCTGTTGCAGCTCTTTTGTCAGGGTCCCGAGATCACGCCCGCGAGATACCGACTGCATTACCAGCGTTTCGACCTGCGTGAGGTATTGCTGCGGAATGGAGCGGATCAGATTGACGTTCTCGGTGATGGTCGCCTGCAGTGCGTTGTTCATTTCCGCCGTCATTTTGAAGGGCACCGTGAAACCGGCCTGCTGCAATGCAGTGGAAAGCGACGCATCGCTATTCTTCATCACATCAGAAGCGAAACGCTCAGCCAGTTTCCCGGCCAGCACATCGAATTTTTTTCGCCAGCGCCGCGACAATTTGCGCATGGCATCACGCATCATGATCGCCGGTGAGGCATCCTGCGCCAGCCCGGTCTGCCGGTATTCGGCGCGCAGCCAATAGAGCGTGCTGTTGTGCAACTCCTGCACCGCCCTATCCAGCTGCCGCCGGTACCAGGCCTCAATCCCCGCGTTGGGTCGGATCTGACGGAGGGTCTTTTTCCGACGCGCTTTCCTCGAGGTTGAAGTTTTCGTCGTCGTCGTCGTCGTCAATCTCAATCTCCCCGCTTAAATCCAGACCGCTATAGGGGCTGTTCGGATCAGAGGCCAGTTTTTCGCGCACCTCGTTATTCGTCACCGCGCCGATACTCTCGTAAATCTGGTCCGTCTCGGCTTCTGTTTTGCGGATGGCGGCCTGCTGTTCACGCGTCATTTCGTGCAGGGATTCGAATTCAAAGGTGATATCCGGATCGATGTCGCCAAACTCCGACAACTGGATAATGTCCATCACGCGCTTAATCGGGTGCTTGAGTAACCTGGACGCGCCCGCCGCTATCGTGTCGTAGAACACCTTGATCTCGCCCTCGCTCGAGGCATTCAACCCCGTGGGGCTCAGGCCGGCGAACTTCACCGACGGGATCGCGCTGACAAAGAACATGTGCTCTTGTGCCTGCGCCTGCAGCGTATCCAGCCCACTCAGTGGTGTGTTGAACTGGAAGAACTCCTCCTGTTGCTTGTCCAGAATCAACAAGCCGCGCGTGTCCCGCGTGCGGTTATACAGCTCCGCGCGCTTGGCATAGTTGGGATCGTTCTTTCCGCTTAACGCATTCGTCATGTTCGTGCTGATGCCGCTCAGGGAAAAGGAATGAAGCACATCCCCCACGCTATCGCGGGTACGCAGCCAGTTATTGACGTAAGGCTCGGCGATTTGTGTCAGCGACAAGCCGCCGAAGTTATAGGCCGGCTTCAACATGTCAGGCACCGGCCGGGAAATCAGATCCAACATGCGGCTGGCGTGCACGGTCTTACCCATCACGAACCACTCCGCCGGCTTGTAGAAATCATCGCTCAGCGGGTTATCGGCGTTGTAGATGCCCGGGTAGGTCCATACCGGCTCAATCACGCGAAAGCCCACCAGCGAGCCGGGCGTGATTTTTTTGTTGGACAGGAACAGCCGGGATTGCAGCTCCTCCGGATCCGTCCATGCGGACAAACCGCGCGGGGAACGCACATCGATGTATATCTGGCCGCGACCGAAAAATCCGTCGTGCTCAATAGCCAGGCGGAAAATATCCTGCACCTTGTAGCGCTCCATCGCCTTAACGAGTAGCGCGATGCGGTCAGCCTTGCTTTCATCCCCGTCACTAGCCGCTTTAACCTTGATCCATTTGCGGGTCATTTCCTCGGCGATCACGCTCACCATCCGGCGATATTCCGGCAGCTGGGCGAGTTGAGCCAAATAGGGATAGCCAGGGAAGCCGCCGAAAACGTAGTCAGGGTAGCTGCCGTTCAGTGAATCGTATGGCGTTGCATCCATCGCAAGAATCGCACTGCGGATACCGTCAGGGATAACACCGGCCGGCGGTTCGTACTTCTCGAACTCACGCCGCTTTTTGTGTCCGACCTCGGCGAGCATCTCGTCGCTGATCGCAATCCCTGGCGATTTTGGCGCCTCCTGCACTGGCGGCGCCTCGTCACTCGTTTTTTTTCGCTTAAAGGGCCACATCAAATACTCTCCAAAAAGTCGTCGGAAATGAGCATAGGCATTTCCATTGGGGCGTAGGCGATCATTGCCGAGTCGGCGAGGTTCGGTGATTTGGTGCCGTCAGGCTTTTTATCAACCACGATTTTCCCCACACCATTCACCGTGTAAGTGGGCTGGGATAATTCAATAACCAGCTTGTCCTTTTTTTTCATCGTCCCAGAGATGGAAATAATTTCGTCAGGATCAAATTCCATCCCTTCAGTCACTGCGCGGTAGGTTTTTTGGAACCGGGTACGCAGTGACCACCACCCCTGTGCTTTGGCATTGGCGAAAAAGTCCTTGTTAAGGCGGGCTGGCCGTCCGTTATCGCCACGAACGGCCTCGCCTTCAGGATCGAATACCGCGCCGCTACCGCGGAATGGAACAGCGACAATTGTCGGTATGTCCTCAGCTTCACGGTTTTCGTTTATTACCCGTGCGTCGCCGCGCGCCCCGGCCCCCAGACCGTCTGAGTCAAACCTGAAGTGATCAAGCAATTGCTGATCGCAAATGTTAAAAGCTTTCTGAACGGTTCCAAAAATGTCGTCGCCCTTCCCCGACCACTCGTCGATATCCTCCAGGAGGAAACCGTGACGGGACGTAAAGGCGTTGGTGTCCTTGCCCTCATCGGCAACATCCAGCGCACCCATGCGCACGCCCGTTGGCTCGATGCCAAGCACGATGTGAGCGTCGATAGCCGCCTGTACCCATGCAGACGGGATCAGCACACCCTCGACGGATGCGCTGTAGTTGATGTCGATTTCCTGTGCCACGGTGACAGCGTCGAGCTCCTCTACCTGCTTGTCGTACCAAGCCTGGTCTTTGCGAGGGTCATCACGCCAGTGGAACGTAAACACGTCGATCTTGCCGCTATGACGGCGCTCAGCGAAGGAGTTGGCCATGCCGTTCGGTGTTGAAATGTCCTGCCGGCAGTTGGTGGTGGCAGATAGCGACGCATCAACCAGATAAGGCCGCTCTAGGAACGCGGATTCGTCCACGATGTAGAAACTGGTGCGGTCACCACGCCCGATGCCGTCGCCGGCCTCACCGGTCATTGCTGATTCGGTTTCCGGGAACAGAATTCGCATGTGCGGCGCGTGCTGTTTGGCACTCCAGCCGCCGCGAAACTCCACCGGCAGCAAACCAATAAAGTTGCGAGCCTTGTCGAACAGTGACTTCGGTGAGCCGATTTTATCGACATACTCCTCTTTGCGAGAGCCGAAGCCGGCAAAGACACCACGATTGAACAGACAGAGCGACGACGCCATCCCTACCGTCAGCCACGACATGCCCATGTCGCGGGTTTTCTCCGTGATGCCGGGTTTTGATGCCCGCCAGTGCTCTACAAACCACTGGATCCACTCCTCCTGCTTTGGGAACAGCAGAAATGGGATGCGCGCCGGTAAGCCGCGCTCGACGTTGCGCGGGTCAACCGTCATTCCCCAATCAATGATGAACTGGGCCGGGTTGTCCTTGTAAAAGGCCTTCATGATTGGGAGCGATTCAGGATTAGCCCTGATACGCTGCAGGCGCTCCATCCGCCATTCGAACACCTGAGTGTAATCCGGGTTTTTGAAGTCGAACGGGAACGGAATAGGCATAGCTCGCTACTCTGGAAAATGTGTGAAAAATGGGGTTATTTAACATAATGACCGTTACCTGTACCGGCGAAACAGCACTCACCCGCCGATTACATGCAGTGGGTGATTTTTCTCTGTTTTCTCGCCGGAATGGTCGGAAACGGACTGCATAAAAGATGCATAAAACCGGGGTGTTTTTGCATAGCCCTGAAATTGAATTTCCTGGGTGTTTTCAGCAGTTTTACCCCATCAACTTACGATAGGCCTCTGCAGCCTCTTCCGGCGTCGGATTGACGCTTTCGGTTTTCACCGGGCCGCCATCGGGGCCGCTAAGCTCAGTTTTGTTTTTCACCATGCCGAGATGCTGGGCCACCATCTTCAGTGCGTCGTCCTGGTTGCGGGTGATCACCTCAATGCCGAATTTGCCTTCCTTGATGCCAGCAAACAGCCGCCGAGCGGCGCCGGTTAAATCTCGGGAGTCATGGAAGTGCGCGCGGCCAACGCCAGCGCCATTGCACCGAGGGCATTCAGGGTTAGGATCCAGCATCGCATCAAAGCCGTAACCACCTTTGTCGGATGGCTCGGGTTTATTCGCTGCCTTGGCCTTCAGCGCCGCCTCCTCGTACTCCACCGCATCCATCCACTGATACTGGTGGCCGAAGCCCCAACAATAACGGCAGCATAACCGGCGGTACTCAGTGATCTGGTTGACGTCCGCCGTGGCAATGTCCCACCACATTTTCAGGACAGCATCCTGCGTTATCTGCGTGCGACGTTCGCGAGCAGCCAGCGCGTCGTTGATAGCCCGGCTCACCTTAGCGTTTCTATACATGCGGCTGGCGCTGACGTAGGCCGTGTTGCCCTCGCCTTTGCCTCCCGCACGTTTGTATGCTGCCGTCCTATTTAGGTCGATGAGATATTCATTGACGAAACGCCACTGCATATCGCTGAGCCCGTACTTACGCGGGTCTATGGAAAATTCTTCCTCTCCTTCTACAACCTCGCGATGCAGTTCCTCTATCACCTTTTCAGGTGTTGAGTTCTGCATTTTTTCCTTGGTACGCACCTTAGCTTTTTGCGTACTTTTTTTGCGTACCTGCGTACCGGGTTGCGTACCAGTTTTCTCACTGCGTACCCACCCATGCTTTTTGGCCCGCTTTCTAATGGCTGCTTCACTGATGCCGTATATCTTTGCCATCTCACGCAGAGAAAGCTGACCGGCACAGTAATCGCGCTCGAGGCCGCTTTCTTCCGGTTGTGACATGGCGTTCTCCATAAAAAAGCCATCAGCCTGCCGGTGCGCTGGGTGCGCGGTGGGTGCAGGTAGACGGCCTTAGTTATTTTGCTTGTGCATTATCGATGGCACTCAGTGAATGCCACCTGTAATGCTATCCCTCAGTTGGGACAGTTTTAATCTTCATGCTGATGCATTTCATCAGTAGCCAATCCCATTTTGTTAGACACGCGATGACCAGCACCGGGGTGATCCAACGACGAATTTTGATTTCACAGACCAAATTGCATGTCATTTTTCTCTCCCAATACTTTCCCGCCATTGGTTCAGCGTGGCCACCTGACCGGCGCAGATTGATAAGGCTGTTTGAAGCGCCAGCGCGTAGCTGCCGATATCCCCCCATGTATCACCCGGCAGTTTCGGTTGCTCGCAGGAGGTGAACACCGACTCAGGGGGTAACAGCACCATCGGCGCCGGCGGCGGCGGTGTCCGTTCCGCGCAGGAGGCCAAGAACAGCACCAGGAGCAGTGCGGCGGGCGCACTCGTCATTTTTAATGGCATCCTGATATTTCCTCTGGTAGTTTTCGCCCTGCTGGCGCAGCTGCTGCTCTCTCCGTTGCTGTTCAGCCATCATTGCGCGATTACGGGCGTCATCCGCGCGCAATGTGGTGATCAGTCCTGCCTGCTGCGCCAGCGTCTTCTGCTGTTCTGCAACCTGCTGGCGAGCCAGATCCAGTCGCTGCGATAAAAGCGAGCTGTAACCACCCAGGCAGATTGACGCCACCAGCAGGAGGAGTATTCCCCCGCCGGCCAGTTTTGAAATCCAGCCGCTCATTTGTCTAATCCCCAGCAAGCCAGCTCGGCCTCCTGATCACGCCGGACTATCTGCCCGTAGCAGTTATTCGAACGAATGCGGCAATCTCGGCCGCCATCGTAAATCCAGCGGCGAATTTCTCGGCAGGCACCGATGCGGTCGCCGGCATTCAGTTTTCTGTAGAATGTGGAGGTGAAGCATTTTCCGGGGCCGATGTTCCACGGACAGAACGAGGCGATACCGACTTTTTGCGGTTCGGTCAGCGTTACCTTAACGTTGCGGTCTACCCAGTCGAGCGCCTTTTTCTGCTCTGCTGCGTCAATCTGCTTGCACTGCTCGGCGGTCAGGCGCTGACCCTTCACAACCTTCTGGCCGTTGACCATCGTCACGCCGCCGCAAATTGTCCAGATGCCGACTCCGTCCTGGTATGCAGTCAGGCGCTGTCCTTCTTTTTCTTCCTGAAACTGCGACATCATGACCGGGGCCGAAGCGCCGGCAGCAATCAACGCCAGCATAGCGGCGCTAAGTTTGGTCTTTATCGAAGCCACTACTCGCCCCCTATCAGGTCAACGTCTTGCGCGTTAATGTTCTTGTTTGAGCGGTCAATGAGGTACATTTTCAGTAATCTTTCTCGCCGGCACCTGAACCAAATACCCACGATGCACCCAATAACAGAACTGAGGATGCCGACAAAAATGCCGATCACCATCCACTCACTGGGCGAGAAATAATTTATTGCCCCGAGCAGCAGGCCAACCAGCCAGCCGCCATGCGTGGCGCTATCTGCGATTTTTTCCGGCATGGATCTCATCCTTCCCCCTCGCCGGGGCATGCCCCGATCATCGGGTGATAAAAGCGAAAAACCGCCGGGAGGCGGTCGCTATGGTGATTCAGGTTTGGGATATGGCTTCGGGCTGAACAGCTTCGTGTTTAGCCGCCGGCGCGCCCGCTTATTCAGAAAGCGGATATACCTGAACTGATTAAATGTGTGGGCGGTGGCGCGGTGTGCGTTCGCCTGCAAGAAATTTCCTCGGGCGCCAGCCTTGCGCCCTTTCGTCGTCATTGCGATTTTGTGATACCACTCGCCGTCGAGCTCGTAGAACGTCGTTTGATGGCTGCCGACGTAATCGAAATTGCTCGCCTGATACACGACGCCGAACCGGCCGCAGCGTTCGTCGGCGAACGTCTGCACCCAATCCACCGAAGGATAGAGCAGCTTGATGGTTTTCAGCGCATAGCTGATGGCGCGCGATTCGGTATTGCGCGGCATCCGGTCATGCACCCAGAGCCGGTTTAACTCCATATATTCGCGGTTGCCGGTGCCGGTCACGACGCGCGCGCCGCTGCTCGGGTTCATCGCATAGCCCCACTGCATGACGCCCACCAGCTCGCGGCCGTCAAAAATACCCAGGTGCAAATAGGAGTTGTTCACTACGCGCTTGCTGTAGTGAAAATGGCTGATCACCAGGCGGGCAAGCCAAACCGGGATCGTTGCAACGTGGAGATCGTCACATCCATAACCGACGGTTTCGCCGGCATAGACGATCGGCGCCGGCTTTCCGCTGGCGCGTGATACAACTGCATTAACGTGATTTTTCAAGGTCTCGGCACTCCAATAGACGGGTGTGCTCGTGACTGTTGACGCGGGCATACAGCCCCGGAGAGCGGCAACTTTCCGGGGCGCCCATCTGGAGCGGGAAATAAAAAACCCGCGCGCGGGCGGGTTAACACAATTTCGGCAATTTATCAAATTAGCGTCGAATATGCCCTATTTTGTTGCATTTTGCAATTCCAACCGATAAATAATCTCTTCGCGACGTGACGACACCAGCTGTAAGGCTTCTACGTCCATTTTCTCAGCGACCTCTTTCAGGCGCGCCCAGTGCGGCGCATATACCCGTGACCAGGTTGAACGGTCGACGCTCATCAAATTGGCCAGTGCGCTGCCGGCGTATTCCTTGTACGTCTCATTTTTGTTTTTTGCCGCTGTTTCCTGCACGGCCAGCCAGACTAACGACACCAGGCGCTTAATAATTTTTGACTGAAGGCGCTTGCCGACTTTGTACGCCTGGTAGCTCTCCCACACGTACTGGCAAATTTCGGTCTGGTATTTGAACTGCAGATCGAAGCCGTAGCAGTAGCGCAGCCATGCGATTTGATGTTCGGCAAGCGTCATGACTGCGCGGCGCCACGCGCACGACGAAAAAACACGATCGTTGATCGGTGGCATTGGTCGCCTGCGGCTGCGTGTTTCGAGCGCATAAACGGCGGAATTTTCCGCATCGGCCCAGCGCTCCCCCTCCAGTTCGACCTTATGGATACGCTGGCGCGGATAGTGCTTTTTATCCGCCGGCGGGTGCTCGATAAATGCCTGGAGTTGCCCCTTAGTGCCGCCGGAGTCATCATGCAGCGCATTGGTTAACTCCAGCCGTATATATTCCAATTGCTGTGCGTTCATCATTGCGGCACCACCAGCCCGCGGCGGGCGATTTGAATAATCGTCAGAACGATCGCGCGGTCCATCAATTGGCGCCGTTCTTCGCGTGAGAGATCTTTGCCATTATCGATCGCGGTGTGGCAACAAACGCAGAGCGCCGCGGTGGCGCAGTCGTCCGTTTTTAGCCCCATTCCTTTGCCCTCATTTCTATGTGCGACCTGGGTTCCCCAGTTTCCACACAACACGCATTGTTCGATTTGCCCTACGGCCGCCAACCATTTTTTGCTGCGGTAAATTTTCATCGTCTCACCCCGCAAAATTCATCAGCTGCGCCGCGGCGTTCTCTGCCTCGGCGATGGTTGGGAAGGATTTGTTTAAGATGAAGGTCCACAACACGTTAAGCGCTGCCTGGTACAGGTCGTTAAATTCGAGGTCGTCCATTTTTGCGAATGAGATCGATCGCGGCTCGCGCAGAGTCGAACCGTCGGGGAGTTCAAAAAGATCATAATGCCCCGCTTCGACGGTTACCCATCGGCGGAAAGCGTGGAAGGATTTTGCAATCGTCAGCCGTTCGGCGCGCTTCTCGGCCACCAGCTGCAGGTATTCGTCCGCCAGCGCATAGAACACGCCAGCATCGTCAACATGGCGCGCCAGGCGATTGATATACCCGCGGAGAAATTGGCGCTCAAACGTTGATACTGCGCCGCCAGTCGGGGTCCAGTATTCAAAACCGAGATTCAGGAGTGAGAAAAATTTGCGGTGCAGTCCGGGATTCCGGGCGCGCTTAAACTCGCCAGTGACAACCGCCCCCAGCTTGAGTTTGTTCGTGACGAAATCGACCGTGTCGGGCGTTGCCGGCACGAGGATCCCGCCTTGGGATTTGTAAAACGAATACTGCGCCATTTTCGTCTCCGTGGTGGCGCAGCAGGTGATCAGCTGTTCAGGCTGATGAGAGGATTATATCACTTTCTCCGGACGTCGTAGCCCATACGTCGGAGCAGCACAATCATGAGCTCAGTATCGGCGACGATCTGGCTCTCCTTCAGCGGTAAAACCGCAGTTATCGCCCCGTGGGTCATGTAAACCAGCGCCCGACCATTCTCGGGCAAAATATGAGCAACATCTTGTTTTACATCCATTATATTCTTCTCCGACATTCTCGGATTCACTTCGTGTTTTAATTATTACACCAAAATACTGTATATATAAACAGTAATTTGTGCAGTGTGCAGCAAAACAAAAACCCGCCGTAGCGGGTTTGAGAATTAGTCGTAATTGCGGCGCTCCGGGTGGTCACCAGCATCGTCAGCAAAGCAACCGCCGACAATGCTCCAGAAGCAGAAACCAACAACACCTGCGCCAACGGCGAACAGAGACGCAAAAATTAGCCACCAGATCACCGCCTTACCTCCTCCACTCCTGGCGCTGGCGGGGCATCGTACAGCACGCGAAACTCGTAATCGTTGTCTGTCGCGTGCTCTGCGCTCATCTCTGCGTGTTGCTCTGCTGTGATGCGCTCCCAGTCGTGCCAGCAATTGTAGCCGCTGTTCCAGTAGCGCATTTCCCATGCCACTGGGTTTGCGTTGGCTGGCGCTGGCGGGGCGGCAATGATTCGAAACTCAACGTTGGCAGCAATGGTTTCCTTCATGATGAAGTCCACCTGTTCAGGCTTGATGGTTTCCCAATATGTCACCTGGCCGTTGTACGGGTTTCGCATGCGGTACTGATACACCGGCTGCGCCTCCCGGTTAGCCAAGCACTCAGCGGCGGCCAGATAGCACGGGTGCGTATTGCCGTAAACGCACATGATTTCTCTCAACTGCTCAGTCGTCAACATTGCCATTCCCCTTCACGAAAATGATCCAGTGCGTTTTGTCGTTCTTTCCGGTGCGCTGCCAGATAGCCGGCTTCTCGTCTGTGAGGGCGATGATCTGGCTAACCGGTATCTGGGTTTCGTTCCATTTGAAGATCAGCACGCCGTGTGGCCGCAGCACGCGGAAAGCTTCAGTGAACCCGGCGCTCAGCTCATCGCGCCATGTTTCTCGGTCGAGCTTCCCGTACTTTTTGCCCTGCCAGCCGTTGGGACCGACGCGCTCCAGGTGCGGCGGGTCGAATACGACAACAGGAAAACTACCGTCTGCAAACGGCAGCGCGGTGAAATCGGCGATCACGTCAGGGGAGATAACCAGTTTCCGGCCATCGCACAGGATGTGATTTTCCCGGCGCTTATCAGTGAATACAGCGCGATCATCTTCTTTGTCGAACCAGAACATCCGCGGGCCGCAGCACATATCGAGGATGGTTTTATCAGTCAGCACCTTCGACCTCCTGGCGCCGCGCCGGGATCACTCCGTCAACCGGCAAACACTCATACTGCGCCGGCAGGGACTGCTGCCGAATATCGTCGAGGCAGTTGGAGCGATCGGGATATACCCACCCCTGCGGAACGTAATCGCACGGCTGGTAGGTGTAGCAAACGAGCAGGAATAAACCGAACATCAGCAAGCCCTCCCACGCACACCAGCCAGCGCCTGATCAAACATTTTGTGCATGTAGCAAAACCGCAGTTCTACCGGGTTGAAGTGCCACAGCGTTTTATCCGGCGTGCCGGTACGGGGATTGGCGCGATAATTCACCTCGGCGCGCTCAACAAATTTGTCGGACACGCTTGTCAGTTTGTAGAGCGCCCTCGGCCCGCAGCCCTTCTTTGTGATTTTTACGTCCGGCGATCTGATCATCGACCGCAGCCTGAGCGCCAGCTCCTGCCGCGTCATCGTGTTTGCCGGGTGCGCGGCTTTGACCGCTTCCCAGATTTCAGTGGTGCTCATTTCTTTGCCGAGGATGATATCCACGAGCTGCTTTGCGGTTACTCTGTTGGCCATTGGTTTATGCTCCGGTTTTACTCGATTTTTCATAGTGTTAAACAATCCCCTTTTTGCGTTTGTACTCCGCATAAAGCAGTTCTGCCGGCGTTGGCCCTGGGGGAGCCTTAGGCGACTCCAGCTGTCGACGGATCGGCGGGATAGGCAATCCACCTGCAACCCGTTTTTCCCAGCGCTCCAGCTCTTTCGCGGCCTGCGCACGCAGTTCTCGCTCGGTGAGTTTTCGCTCGATGCCAACGCGTTTGAGTGCGATGCAGATGTGATAAAGCACCGGATGGCGCCACTCGAACGTCTCCGCGCAGCTGTAGCGGTAGAACTCATTGCGCCATCGCTTGTTCTCGGCGAGAACATCGTCGACCGTCAGCCCGAACGCACCACCGCTGCATTCGGCGGTCACCGCGACAAACTCGGCAAGATCGGGCGGCCAGTGGCTGCCGGCTTTGCACTTGTCAGCGAAGGCACTGCATACGCGGGTGAGTTGTTCACTCGTCATTGAATTGACCTGCGCCGTCCATAGGTCCGATGGACGATTGCCATTCTTGGCAATCCACCGCTGGCCGTAGATTTTGGTCATCAGCTCCCAGAGCGCCCACTCCTGCGGCGGCGGACTGCCCCCCGGACTGCCGCTCCCATTCGGTGAACTGCTCGTAGTACGAGCGCTGATCACCCGGGTTGTATCTGAATTCCGCATGGTTACCTCCCGTTGCGTTTGCTTTTCGATTTAGCGAAGGCTGGCTGGCCAGATGCCGCGCGAACTTTTGTTCCCACTGCACCTGGTGGAATACCTTGCCTTCCGCTGTCCAATAATCTCGGAACGATGCCAGTTCGTGCTGCTCCCACCCGGTGGCCGGCAGGTGTACATTCCAGAGCGCTGCACGCTGGCGAAAATCTGGCGACGGCTGCCAGTCGGCAGTCATCGGTTTTTTTACAGCGGGATCATCAGGCCAGGTTTCATCCACAAACTCCGGCGGTGCCGAATCCCCTGATGGCTGCCCATCTTCGCGCCCACGCGCGTTATGTGTGGGGTTTAAGATCTGTTTACTGCTTACTGCTTTCTGGATACCTCTTGGCAAAGGCTTAGGCTTATCCGTAGCCAAAGGATTAGCCAAAGAGAAAGCCTTATCGAAAGCCGAACCCATAGCCTGTGAAACCCCGTGAGATGCGGCTTTCAGGGATTCCAACGCCTCATATTTGAGGTCACATTCGGGCAGTAATTCGAACGCCCTCACCCACGATTTGATGACGTTTACCGACGTTGGCGGGTTATGTTTGGCGGCGTTGGGCAGCCAAAAAACTCGGGCTTGGATGTCGGCTTTGACCATCCCAAGGGATAAGGCTTCGCCTAAGGCTAAGTCGAAGGCTTCGACATCCCAGCCCAGTTCCTCAGCCAAAGCCGCGCGCCCGGCCTTGAATAACCCAGGGATAATCCCCGTGAACGGGCCTGTGAGCAGGTAAATAAACAAGCTCTGCCCGCTAGGTGGCAATGGGGATAACGCCCGGAATCGCGGGTCATCCCACATCGTGATTTTCACCTTTCTGTAAGGCTCGTTATTTGCCTTACTCTTAGGCAAAGGCTTTGGCATACTGTTAGCCATATTCACTACCTCAACCAACTGCAATACATGGAGTTAACTTGTCTAACGTAATCATTGCCGTACCTCATAAATCTGAAATCACCGTCAGCTACATCGAAGAGAGCGATGGTGTAAACATGACCTTCAAAAACGATCCAACTACCGATGAGCTTGGTGATGAATTCTTTATACCGACCGAAGATCTCCCCGCAGTTATCAGCGCTCTCCAGAAGCTTTACGATCAGGTTACTGGCAAGAGCTGATATACAGCGGGAGCCGTCACCGGCGCCCCATGCGGCGCCCAGGTACATGCGGGCGCTCTGGCTTGCCCTTCACCCGCTTTAGCGGCTTTGCGTACGTCTTTGCGATAGCGATACTGCTGGCGATCGTTGCGTTCGGACTGGACAGGTAATGATCGGCGCCACGGCCGGCAGCCGAGCGCGCCACGTCGTCGGGAATTCCCTCGCGCACCAGTTGGGCGCGGATCTGCGTTTCGATCTGTGCTCTTGAAAAATTGGCCATTGGTTTATGCTCCGGTTAATGCAGGGTTGAATAGGCGCGCCGTAACTCGTTGAGGCTTCGCTCAGCTTTGTCGCATTCCCGTTCAAAGTCGGTCGGCAACGCGTTCAGCAGCGCCGCGGCGATCGCCCCTTGGTGTTCTTTCAGCGCGCGAATTGCAAGATATTCAATGCTGTTTCCGGCAATCAGTCGGGCGCGCAGTTCTGCTGGCAGCGCAGCGAGGATCGCCGGTTGCAGCTGTTGAATCTTTCGGCGCGCGGCCACACTATCGCCATCCAGCCAGCGAAAGATCTGCTGTTTGTTGTTGTGCCATGCTGCATCGTCAACGCTGCCGTCGGCACGTTCGATCTGCGCCAGCAGTGGCGCCTGTAACTGCAGGTCAAAATAAGCGCGGGTGATCTCGGCGGCTACCGTGCGCTGGGTTGTTTCGATGGCCCATCCGCGCAGCGCTTCGCGGATCTGCTCGTGTTTGATTTCCATAAATCAGTCCTTAATTTTCAGGCCTGCTATCCTGCGTTGCTTGTGGTAGGCCGTCGGTTGGGTTTGGGTAAAGATCCGGGCGTAGTTCGTGGGGCGTCACGCCGGTCGCCTGGAAAATTTGTAAAACACGATCAGCCGGAACCACTCCTTTGTAGCGAGTTTTCCATCGGCTAACTGACATCGGCTTGATGCCAAGTAGCGTTGCTAGTTTTGAAGCTGTTCCTGCTTCCTTAATCGCTTTTGCTAAACCATTCATGCTGTTCTCCTGTGACTGTGAGAACTAATTAAGCCTATGACTTAATTTAATGTCAAGCCTATGGCTAATTTTATTGTATAAGCAAAAGGCTTATCATGTTGCTATGAAAGATAAAAAAACTGCTGATTCAACCTTGTTTGAACGCTTAACCGAATTAACGAAACGTGGTTTCTCCAAGTCGGAGATGGCCAGGATCGCTGACGTCACCCCCCAGTCAGTTAACGGTTGGTTTAAAAAGGGTGTCATCAGCAAAAAATCAGCAATGGCCATTTCTGAAGCCACAGGTGTTTCCGTAGCCTGGCTATTGGGGGAGGATGTTGAAGAATCAACCGGCCTTGACCCTGACGAAATGAAAATGCTGAAGCTTTTTCGTCAGTTGCCTGAGGCCGAACGGGAAAGAATGATCGACCTCTTCCAACTGCGGCTGAAAGAGATCGATGATTACGTTGAGAAGTATCTTCGAGGCCGTTATAAACCGGCTGAGTAACCCCCATAAATTAAGAATAATCATAATTTTTTTAAATACTTATCCATCCCGCCTTTAACATTCATGGAGAGCGTGTAAAATGGCTATAGCAGCAAGTGAAGTTCCATCAGCCGGCGGAGAAACAATGAAATCTTATGCAATCTGGAACAACAAAGGTGGGGTTGGTAAAACCTATCTATCGTTCGCAATGGCCACAGAATACGCCAGGCAGAATCCAGAAAAGCGTGTGATTTTTGCCGATATGTGTCCGCAAGCTAATTTATCCGAGGTTCTTCTTGGTGGTAATGGGACTGGCGCCCAGCGACTGGCAGAGCTTATTGCTAGAAGAAACACTGTCGGTGGATATTTTGACCGGAGAACTCGTAGCCCTCATATCATTACTGGTGCTGAGACAAGCTTTCTGATTCCAGTATCTGAAGTAAATAGCCACATTCCTGAAAACGTTTTTCTGATCGCTGGCGATCCAAGTCTGGAAGTGCAAGCTCAGGTTATAAACCAGCTCAGCAGCGTAAATCTTCCTGTTGACTCGTGGAAGACCATCCACCTATGGTTACGCGATCTATTAGTTGCTTGCGCGCAGCAGTTGGGAGTGGATGAGACAGTTTGTTTTATTGACTGTAACCCTAGCTTCTCAGCCTATACAGAGCTATCCCTGCTTGCAGCAAATGCGATCATAATTCCATGCTCTAGTGACGGCTCTTCAGCCCGTGCTGTCGATAATCTTGGGCAGTTAGTTTATGGAATCGGGGTCCAAAACGAATACCGTTCGGTTAACTTTTACGATAGATGTCGTCAATTTGGCTTGGCTGTTCCCGTCATTCACTCACTTGTTTTTAATCGTTCCACAGAATATGACAAGCGAGCGAGCAAGGCGTTTTCTGCTATGTTTGATGAAATCGAGGCTCGTGCACAGGCTCTGAGGCAGATGAAGCCAACAGCATTCCAAGGCGGTGAACTGAAAACCTTCACCGTTCCAGATAACCATTCTGTTGCTATCGTTTCTTCTCACTTGGGGCGACCTCTGTTTGATATTAAGCCCGGCAGCTACCAAATTCACGACACAAATCCGCAGATAAACCCAGAACCACTTGAAAGATACACGAAAGCGGTTGAGGATTTAGTCTCAAATCTATAACCCCCCCAACCCGGCCACCGCGCCGGGTTTTTAACGTCCACTAAACCGGCCCCGAGCCGGTTTTTTTGTGCCCATCGACTGAGATCATAACTCACAATTCACAATGATTAAGCCTAAGACTTAAACAATCTTAAGTTTATGACTTGACATAAAACTAAGTCTTTGGCTTAATGCACTCATCGCAGCAACGAGTCATCAAGGCAGGATGCCCACGAAGTAGCCGCCCGGGGCGCACGAAGACCGGGATGATTCGATAACGCAGCAGGTGAAAAACGTTCTGACAGCTGGAAAGACAGCACCGAGGCATGACCAACAGACCACTACAGCAGAGGGTTACACGATGAACGCAGCACAACGCCGAAAGGCATATCGCAAGCATCCAAAAGCCGGTGAAACCGTAATTCTTCGCGGAGTTTCCCGCCTGGTGCTGGGGCCATGCACATTCAATAGCTACACCGGAGAAGAACGCACCAAGCCGTCAGTAAGCCGTGTTCGCGTGCAGATGAGCGGCGGTTCAACGGCAGCGCCTCTGATTCGCAACTTAACGTTCTAACACCCACCGCGCCCTACGGGGCGCACTGAGGCAATCATGAGCGACAGAGGTTTCTGGTTTTTGATTGTTGTCGGCGCCTGCCTCGTTTTTTGGGCCAGCGTCATCACTACTGCAGTACTGATTTAGGGAGGCGTGACCATGACCAAGATCGTCCCAAACAGCGGCAAGGCCGTCAGCCTCCGCAACACGCGCACCGGCGCGCCGTGGGTAGCATCGTTCGATTACATCCGCGGCCGCTACTGGTTCGAACCAGTCGGCAATCTACGGGCCATCAAGCGCCCTTTTGAATCCCTGCGGATCCCGCCGGAATTCGAGCCAGCCGGCACGCACTAAAGCACCACCTGAAGCAGAAGTAAAAATGCCCGAATTAATGGGCAGGACCAAACACGGCATGACCAAAGTCAGAGCGGGGTGTTCTGACATAACCACAGAGGAATAAATGATGTCTAAGTCACTGAATGAAGTAGAAAAGCAGGTTCACGTTGCCGAAGTTGTTCACCACGGCGAAAAACTGACTATTCCAGTCGGTATGGGCGTTCAGGACGCGATCGATTTGCTGGAGCGCCGCCGCGATTACCTGAGCGAGAAAGTGATCATCCGCCGCGAATTTAACGTGTTCCCGTGGGACGGCGCAAACGCATTGGCGCAGGCATTAACCAACCGTTTCGGCTGGGCAGCGGCCGAGTCCACTCCGGGGTTTTTTGGTAGCCAACCGCCAGCGATGATCAACATTGAAGTCGGGCCGAACCAAACCAAAGAAATTCCGTGGGGACGTTTCAGCCTGCCTGGCATCGATGGTTTCGTTCAGACGGATTCTGATCGCAAAGACGGCCGCATCTGCTTTGTCACAGCCGCAAAAATTCAACGTAAGGACGAAAGCGTCATCAAAGAGCTGTTTGACGATATTGCCAACATCCTTAAGCGCGGCTCCATCTACGCCGGTAAGGCCATCAAAATTCGCTTCCGCGATGACGACGGCGACCTGATCGAAATGCCAGAGCCGAAGTTCTTGGACACGTCGTCCATTAGCCGCGACATGCTGGTTTATTCCCGTGAAGTGACCGAAGCGATCGAGACCAACCTCTTCACGCCGATCGAGCGCATTACCGACTGCATCGCCAACGACATTCCGGTAAAACGCGGCGTGCTGCTGGGCGGGCCATACGGCACCGGTAAAACGATGGCGGCGACCGTAGCTTCGCGTTTGGCAATCGACAACGGCGTCACCTATCTGTACGTACCGCGCTCCGACGAGCTGGCTGACGCGATTGAGTTCGCCAAGCAGTATCAGGAAACGGCCTGTGTCATTTTCTGCGAAGACATCGACCGTGCCGTCAGCGGCGAGCGCTCCGTCGCTATGGATGACATTTTGAACATCCTCGACGGCATCGACACCAAAGCCAACAACATCATCACGGTGTTGACCACGAACCACCTGGAGAACATCAACCCTGCGATGCTCCGCCCGGGCCGACTGGACGCCATCATTAACGTGACGCCGCCGGATGCTGAAGCCGTTGAACGCCTGATCCGCCTGTATGGCAAGGACACCATTTCGGCCGACGCAGATCTCCGCCCTGCTGCTGACCTGCTGGCCGGCACCATCCCTGCAGTGATCGCCGAAGTAGTGAAGCGCGCGAAGCTGGTGCAGCTCCAGCTGCAGGAGCCGGGAACGAAAGTCGAGAACGTGTCCGGTACTGCCGTTCTGCGCGCCGCCGAAACCATGCAGAGCCAGATTAAGCTGCTGGCGGAGCAATCCAAACCGAAGGCCAAAGAGCCAACCTTCAATGAGGTGATGGGGCATGCCCTGTCTCATGCCCTGAACGGCACCAAGGAGCAATTGGGCACCATGAGCAAGCGAGTTGAAGAACTGCACGACCGCGTTGTGAATTAAACAGCCACACCAGGGAGCGGCCATATTCTGGCGCCGGAAACGTAACCGGCAACCCATTTAATTAACCTTAGAGGCATGACCATGAAATCACATTCAGTAAGCATCCATGTAAAAAGAATTCATGATGATATTTTTTCCATGACGACTGGCGGGGAAAATATGGGGTATTTGGTTATTAATGAGAAAAATGAAGATACACCGGTTTCTGTAGTTAAGCCTAATGGCGAAACTCTTGGTGAGTTTTGCTGTCAAGAGCACGCTACTAATGCTGCATTAAAGTCTCATTTAAATCTCGGTGATAATTGCATCATGATCGATAACGATAATCCAATGGGGATGTTGGCAAAATTATTCCTTGCTTCAATTTTTAGCAACGCAACCCGACATTAATTGCTGTGTGTAGTCTTCCCCGCTGTCGCTGGCGTGGCTTTTTGAAGTGTATTAACAAATGCATTTCACAAAGCCAACCAACTGGAGAAATAACATGTTCGGAATGTTCAAAAAGAAAGCCCGCAAAGCAGTTGTTGAAGTGAAAAAAATGGAAAACCGCGATGCAGTCGAGGCCACTGTCTGGGGCGCGTATTCCATCGCATATGCCGACGGCACCTGCGACGCCAAAGAGATCGCCGTACTGGAAAAAACCGTCAGTGCACTCCCGGCCTTTGCCCCGTTTGCCGGTGAGATTGCCCAGATGAGCAGCAACATTCGCGCACGTTATGAGGCCTCGCCACGCAGCGCTAACGCGCAGGCTATGCGTGAACTGTCCGATGTAGCGGGAACGCCGGATGCAGTTGATGTGCTGTGCTTGTGCCTGGATATTGCCGACCAAGACGGGATCGGCGAAGAAGAAGAAGCGGCGCTGAAAAAGATCGCCCAAGCCCTGCAGTTGCCACTGGATCAATATGTCTGATGGAAAAGCTGCGGTGGCTTGCAGTTATCGTCCTGTTATTTCTGGTTGTTGCCGTCGATTTTACCAGTCGAATTATGTCGATGTTGGCTGACGGTGTTTTAGTAATCGGCATTGTCGCCTTGATTTGGCCGATTATCTCCCAGAAGAAAACAGGTAATTAAATCAGGCCGGGAAACCGGCCGTATTGAAATGCGCCCGGCGTTTCCTCCACCTGGTGGCGGGCGTCAACTCGCAGGGCGCATTTCAATATCAAACACCACGAGAGGTTATTTATGGAAAAGTTATTTTCCCCTGTCGCGGCACGAAAGGCACAGGTGGAATATTGCAACAATAAACACGTTCCACATTTCGCGCCATACGATGGGATTTGTTTTCGTTGCAAAAAGGATATTTACCAGCAACACGGATTGCGTGGGTATGAAACCGGTATTTCGCTGGACGAAGCAAAAAACACCCATGTTATTTACTGCCCACACTGCAACCGCAGTTATTGCGATTAGAAAGTAAAAAGGCCCGCACAAGGCGGGCCAGTCTACCGGCTTTACGTCCCGGCGACGGGTTACCGGGGAACCACCCCCAATAACCGGAGCATAACCAATGACCAACCGAAGCAGATCACTGATCGGCTGGCATTGTACCTAAACCTAGGAGAACTTCACAATGCAAAATGTTGCAGCCTATCTTTACAGGGCAAAACAGAAATCAGGAAAAAACCACCTTTTTATCCACTTCGAGGCGAAGTCTGACGATCACGCAGAGATAAAGCGCGACTTTCTCTTCATGGAAGCTGGCCACTCAAAAGCCGACTACTTCACGCCGGTGCGCATCGATTTTCCAATCGTTGACGAACTGCCCGCCGAGGGCGAATTCAGCGAAACATTCTGGCTTACCTGGGCGCTGGAAAGCGACGCTGGCAAAACCTGTGTGCCGCGCGACACGCTCGATCCATCCGTGGCATTCCCGAAACTGTACCCCTACATGACAAAACCTGCAGGTGGTGCAGGAGCAGCAGAAAACGGCAGGAGCACCGAAAAAACGCAGGTAGTGCAGGAGCAGCAGAAACCTGCAGGTGAATACTTCGCGTCGAGCCTCGACAAGCACACCGTAATCGCCGCGGCGTGGCTGTACGGCAATAACTGCCTGAAGCTGAACGATGAGCAATTAGCCGCGGCCAAGGCGCTCGTGATGGACGATGCGCAGCGCTACCCGCAAAACGTCATTCTGGCGCTGACCAGCCTCAAGCAATACGCAACCCTTTACCCGGAAATGCCGATCACCGCGATCTCGGGCATGAAAGCCATCTGGCCACCGTTCGGCAAAGTGCCGGAGCTGGGAAAGCTGTGCCAATTCGCCACCGAATACCTCGACGCTACGGTAGAACAGCGCGCGGGCGTTATCTCGAAGTGGCAAACCTCAGCGGCTGGCGGCACCAAACCAGCCGAAACCGCGCCTGAGGGGCCATTGCGCACCGAATCCGGAGCGATCCTCACAAACGGCGCCGAGCCGGCAACCGGCACGCCGATCGACTCCCTGCAGATGCTGGAAACCGTAATCGGCTGCGCGCTGTATCCGTCTGATTTCGACATTTCCAACCCGCCCGGCGCCATTATCCGCGCGGTCACTGAGATGAAAAAGCGCAACGATGCGGCGCTGAAAGCCTGGAATGAGCAGCTCAGCGCCACGCCAGGCGTTTTGCAGTTCTCCCGACAGGCGATTGTTGCACTAATCCGCGGGGCCGAAGAAAACCTGCACGTTACCCCCGGTGCGCTGCGCAGCTATATCAACGCCAATCTGATCGAGGTCGACGCTAAACCGGCGCAACAAAACACAGAGACCGTGCAACAAACTGGCGCCGAAGCGCAACAAGCGGCCTCAAATGCGGGTGAAAAAGATGAAGTAGTCGCAGAGTTCGAGACAGAACGTCGCGCGTGGCTCCGCACTGAGATTCGCGCAGCGTTGAGCGGGACAACTACCGTTATGGGCGAAAACGACGTTGCTGAATTGATTGCTGCCATTGGAGACGTTTCGCGCGGCTCCATCGCCCGGCTGCTGGCCAAGGAGATCGAACCATGCGATCCGTTCAATCAGCTGGTTGCCGATGATGTTCACCACATTACCTGCGATGTGTTGGAAAATTGGACTGATGACAAAGAACAGCGCGTCGCGTTTCTTGACCAGCGGGTTGAACATAACCTGCAGGAAGCCCGCCGGGCATCCGAGCAGAAATGCCAGCAAATGCCCGCAGCCATCGACGGAACCGCCAGCGGCGCGCGGCAGCAGGAAAACCCAGAGCCCGAGCGGGTTGACGCCTCAAATGAGGGCAAAAAAACGGAAGTCGCGCAGCAGCAACCCGGCGAACTCCGCAGCATAGGTGGCGGGCATTTTAGCTATGACCCGGCCGAAATGTTCGCCGCATCGCCGCTGGCCAAGGTCGACGCCGCGGGCGCCACAACCGGCGACGATGTTCGCGAATTCCTGGATTCGTCAACGGAAACGGCCGGAGTGTCAGGTGAGAACGTTGATACCGCGGCGCCAGTCGAAGTACAGAACGAGGCTGCCTCGGCAGTCGTCGACGCACCGCGCCGGGAAGAACCGGCAGCCCCGGCATACTTCGAGCCAGGGCGCTATCTGGATATTCCGAACGAGGTCTACCACAGCGCCAACGGCATCAGCAGCACGATGGCAAAGGACGCGCGGATCAGCCTGATGTATTACCACGGCCGCCACGTTATCAAAACCATCCAGCGCGAGCGCACCGATCCGATGACGTTCGGCTCGTTGGTTCACGCGCTGGCGCTAGAACCTGAAAAGCTGGACGAGGAATTCAGCGTTGAGCCAGTGATCCCCGAGGGGGCATTCACAGATACAGCATCGATGCGCGCATTTATCGAACAGCACAACGCCACCCTGCCGAAACAGACCGACGCCGATACGCTGCGCGCCGTGATCGAGAAGCATAACGCCACCCTGCAAGCGCCGTATGCGCTGGGCGGCAACGCTGACGAAATCGGCCAGTTCTATATGCTGCTGCCGCCGGAATTTCAGAGCATCCCAGAGGACGCAAAAATCACCGCCACGGCGATGAAAGCCTGCATCAAAGAGTACAACGCCACCCTGCCGGCGCCGTTGAAAACCACCGGCGGCCGCGACGCACTGCTGGAACAGTTGGCGACCATCGATCCGGAGTTTGTCGAGAAAGAGCGCGCGATTCCGGCGCCGTTGCCGGTCAGCGGCAGCAAAGAGGATATGGCCGCGCGTATCAAAACGATTTTGCCAACTGCGGTATTCGCCGACGAAGTGATCAGCGCCTGGAAAAATAGCAACGACCAGCGCCAGCCGATCACGCAGGCGCAGATGAAACACGCCAAGGCAATTCAGCGCGCCCTGTTCACCCACCCATCGGCCGGGCAGTTGTTGCAGCACCCACAACGCGCGGTCGAGGTGAGCTATTTCGGCATCGATGAAGAAACCGGCCTCGAGCTGCGCGTACGTCCCGATCTTGAGATTGAGGCCGGCGGACTGCGTACCGGCTTTGACCTTAAAACCGTCAGCATGGGTAACGTCAAGCAAAGCGCCCTGCGCGCCCGCCTGCACCGTGAAATCATCGAGCGCGATTACCACCTGAGCGCGGGCATGTATTGCGATGTTGCGGCGCTGGATCAGTTCTTCTGGATTTTCGTCAACAAGGATGAGCACTACCACTGGGTCGCCATCGTTGAGGCCTCCGCTGACTTGCTCGAACTCGGCCGCCTTGAGTACCGCAAAACCCTGCGGGATATCAAACAGGCACAGGATACCGGCGTGTGGCCAGAACCGATCACCGAAGAAATCGTGGACGACATTAACGACTTTGACCAGCGCCGCATGGAAGCGCTGCGCGTAGCCTAAGGAGCATACCAATGAGCAACCAACTTGCACTGATCCAGAAAGACCTGGCAGAACAGCTGGCACCGGCAAAGGAGATTTTGCCGAGCCACGTCAGCTTTGAAAAATTTACCAGCGCCGCCGCCGTGGCGCTGGCCAACAACAAAGACCTGTATGGCGCCGACCGCCAGAGCGTTATTAACGCCCTGTCATCCTGTGCTAAAGACGGGCTGATCCCCGATGGGCGCGAGGCGGCCCTTGTCGTTTACAAGACGAAAAACACCGATGGTCAGTGGATCCCTCGAGCGCAGTATTTGCCGATGATCGATGGCGTGATGAAGCGCGCCCGCCAGTCAGGCGAGGTTTCTATCATCGCAGCCCGCGCGCTGTACGCTAACGATAAATTCCGGGTGTGGATGGATGAGGACGGCGAACACGTATTCTACGAACCCAATCTGCTCGACCGCGGGGAGATGATCGGCGCGTTCGCTTACGCCAAGATGCGCAGCGGAGAACTGCAATTTGAAGTGATGAACCTGCAGGACATTGAGAAGGTTCGCGCAGCGAGCAAAAACAGCGACAGCGGCCCGTGGGTTAACTGGTTCGAGTCTATGTCCAGAAAATCCGTCATGCACCGCCTGTGCCGACGGCTGCCGAATAACTCCGAGATCATGGAAATGCTCGAGCGCGGGCAAGAGATGGTTTGGCATAAAGAGAAAGACGTCACGCCGGACACCCGCGTAAGCGCCGGCCAGCTGATCGAGGCGGCTGATAAGGCGCCCGAGCCAGTTACAGAAAATTCATCACCAGAAAAGATTGCTGAAGATATTCGCGGCAGCATCGACAAGATCACGACCACTGCTCAGGCGACAGACCTTCGCGCCTCAGTTGAAGACCTGAAAGCGCAGCTGGGGATCACCCTGTACACCGAGCTGAAAAACAAAATCGTGAAGCAGCACCACCGCCTTAACGCGATTGCCGGCCTGGGTGCGTCGATCGATGCGGCCGGCAAGAACGGCGGCACCACAAGCCAGGAACGGGCAGAGCTGGGCGCCCTTCTGCATCGCTCCGCGCGGTTCCTGAGCGCTGATGAGGTTCAGCGCTATCAGCAGGCGATCGATGACCTGTCGCCGGCGCAGGAGGCGGCATGCTGACACTTATCGGCTTCCTCCTGCTGGTAAGCCCGTGCGGTCATGACGCTTGCGACGCGCTGCCGGTATCTGAACGGGTTTACTCAAGCCTGGCCGAATGCGAACAGGTGAAAGAGGTGATCCAATTGCGCCGTCCGCGCGCCGTTCTCTACTGCGGCGACGTTTACCGGCAGGAGAAATGATTTTCGAAAATCAAAACACAACGCGGGCCACGAGTAAGATCGTGGCCGGTTGTGCGTAGGAGCATAACCAAATGACTCAAAAACTGACTTTAGAAGAATGGTGCAACGAGATTTACCCAGGTAAAAAACCGTCTCTGCAAACCTTGCAGCGTTGGGCCAGGAACGGAAATTTTTACCCGGCAGCGGAAAAAGAAGGCCGCGAATATCGGCTGACACCAGGGACTATTTACATCAATCCCAAAGATCTCAATTTGGGTAGAAAAATAAAGGAAGCGCGAAGCATCGAGCCAGCTCGAGCTGCGTTTATGGAGAAGGTGCTCAATGACACGGCGAAGGGAGGGTTATGACATGCGTTTGCCAAAAAACCTAACGTTTCGCAGCAAGGGTAAATCCTTCTATTGGCGCAACCCGGTCACCAAGAGGGAGATATCTCTGGGCCAGATCGCACGCCGTGACGCCATCGCACAGGCGATCGAAGCTAACCACTACATCGAACAGAACTACTCACCAGTCCTGTTACTGGAGAAAATCAAAGGCAGCCATGAGTACACACTGAATTCTTGGATCGAACGGTACGAGGTAATATTCAAACGCCGCCAGCTTGCCGAAAATACTTACAAGGTACGAAACGGGCAACTTGCCATTATCCGCGAGCGCTTGGGCGGCATGGTGCTGTCAAAGATCACGACTCGACACGTCGCAGAGTTCCTGGAGTTCTGGATCGCCCAGGACAAAAAAACAATGGCCGCCACTATGCGATCGGTACTGTCCGATATATTCCGCGAAGCAATCGTTGAAGGCCATATCGAAAACAATCCCGTAACGCCTACCCGCGCCGCAAAAGTCGTGGTGAAGCGCGAACGCCTGGAACTGACGCAATACGGGCCTATTCGTGGCGCAGCAGACCCAATGCCGCCCTGGTTCGGCTTGGCGATGGATCTGGCTTTGGTTTCTGGCCAGCGCCGCGAAGATCTGACACAGATGCGTTTTAGCCATGTCGTAGACGGCCGATTGCTTGTCGAGCAAGGGAAAACTGGCGCCATGATTTCCCTCCCCCTCGATCTGGAGCTGAAAATCGTAGGCCTCCGGCTCGGGACAGTGATCGATCGTTGCAGGTTGGTCAGCACTACAGACTTTATGATCAGCGCCGGCATCCGCAAAAATAGCCCAGATGGCTCGCTGCATCCTGATGGACTAACGAAAAAATTTGTTGCGGCGCGGAAGGCTTCAGGTTTGTCGTTCGAGGAAAATCCACCGACATTTCACGAGATCAGAAGTTTGGCTGGCCGGCTGTATGAGAAGGAAAGAGGGAAAGATTTTGCGCAAAAACTGTTGGGGCATTCATCAGAAACGATGACGTTGAAATATCTCAATACGAGGGGGAAAGAGTACGTAATGCTGTAAAAGACCGAATATCAAAATTCGAGTAAATTTCGAGTAAATTCGAGTTTCGTCAAAATAAACCAACAGAATCAATAACTTAAAAAAAGACCGAATACGATTCCTATATTCGGTCTAGGGAAATGGCTCTTGGGAGAGAGCCGTGCGCTAAAAGTTGGCATTTAATGCAGGGCTTGTTCAGCCGTGCACTTTAAGAGTAGCCTACCGCGCCAGTTTTGCCAGCCGCCCGGCGGCCGCGTGATAGTTTCGTGACGAAATAACTATGCGGCAAAGGCGCATCAATCCGCGCGCGCTGGGCAAGGCGTTGGCAAACAAGCGGTTAGTCAGCGCACAGCTTCTCGGCGCGTTCAATGAACGGCGCCAGGCTCATTTTTTTCCCCGGTTCGGCAGGGTCGTCCAGCAGGAGCACCTCCAGCGGTTGCGCGCGCTGATGGCCCTTCTTCACCTGCTGCTCCGCTGCGTCGTTGAGCGGGTATTGCATCAGAGTGCTGTTGTTGAGCACGAACAGCGCGCCGCCGCTGCGGCACTGCAGCGTCACTTCTTCCTTGGTGAACGCCCACTGTTTGCCGTATTCCAGTTTGGTGATGTTCACCAGTTTGTCTGCCGCCAGCGCGCCGGTCGCGGTTGCCAGCAGCGTAATGCCGAGTAATACCGATTTCAT